ATGGTTTTTGATGCAAGGGCCGCGAAAGCGCTGCAGCCGGGCGATGCGATGGCAGTGCCTGGTTGCCCCGGCTTGCGGCTGCTGGCCACCAAAAACCTCAAAACCTGGACGTACCGCTACAAGACGCCGGACGGCAAGCTGCGCCAGGTGGCCATTGGGCCGTGGCCTGCTTTGACGCTGCATGACGCCATGGCCAAGTGGATGGAGCTGCGGGGCCAGAAGTCTGCGGGCGTTGACCCGGTGGCTAAGCGCAAGGCCCTGCGCGCGGCTGCAAAAGCTACACCGGCCGCGTCCAAAGGCTACACCGTGGCCATGCTGGTGGCGGACTACGTGAAGGGGCACCTGCTGGTGAGTCGCAAGGCTGCCGGTGCCGAGGCGGCGCGCAAGGCGCTGGACCGGCTGATTGAACAAGAGCCCGAGCTGGCGACAGCGGATGCCAACCTAGTGACGCGCGCACAGTGCTTCGATGTGTTGGAAGCGCGCAAGGCCACGCCCATGGCCACGGCCAAGTTGCGGTCAATGCTGGGGTCTGCCTGGGAGTACGCGCTGGATGCTGGGCGGCTGGACGGAAACACGCCCAACTGGTGGCGCCAAGTGATGAAAGGGCGCCTGAAGAGCAAGGGCAAGGTGATGGCGGGCAAGCACGTGGGCCAGCGTCGGCGGGCGCTGCGCGATGACGAAGTGCGCGCGCTGCTGGCCTGGCTGGGCAACATGCACCAGGTGGGCCAGGATGCCGTGGTGATGTACCTGTGGACGTGCACGCGGGGCAGCGAGATTTTTGGCCTGCGGCCTGAGCAGCTGGCTGTGGAGGGGCATGGCGACGATGCGGTGCTTTGGTGGACCATACCCAAGGAGCAGACCAAGAATGCCAGGTACGCCGATGCGGTGGATCTGCGCGTGCCGCTATGGGGCAGGGCACGTCAGGTGGTGGAGCGCCGCCTGGCTGGCGTGGGTCAATCGGGCTACCTGTTTGAAGACACACGGGGCAAACCGTACACCCAGCATGCCTTCAGCACCTATGTGTACGACCTGCAGCCCTACAGCCCCAAAGCAAAACGCCGGGACAACCCGGCGCTGCAATTGCCTGTGACCGACTGGACGCCCCACAACCTACGGCGTACCGGCCGCACCATGTTGGCTGCGCTGGGGTGCCCGGCAGAGATTGCAGAGGCCATCGTGGGCCACATGCCCGAAGAGATCGAGGCCACGTACAACGTGCACACCTACGACCAGGAGCGGCTGGTGTGGCTGCGGCGGTTGAGTGATCACTTGGAATCGCTCGCATCATCTGGCGTGCCTGCGCGGCCGTAGCCAGAGTTGCGTGCGGGCTTTAGGTCTGACACGGGCAGGCTACGACCCCAGTCCTCCAGCTCTTCCACCAGCCAGGCGCTACGGCCTGCGGACAGCTTGCGCGGCTTGGGGGCTAGACCCTTGGATGCCATTTTTTCGAGCTGCGTGGATGACAGCGACAGGAATGCGGCAGCGGCCTCGCGGTCGAGGTACAAGGGTTTGATGGTGACGGTGGTACTCATGCAGTGAGTCCTTCATGCGGCCATCAGGGCCAGGTCGGTTTCGGAGAGTCGCACTACGTTGCCGCCAGTGCTGGCGGTGCGGGCCTTGATGTGGTTGACGATGCGGTGCAGCTCGCCAGCGCTGATCTGCTGGAGCTGGTATTCGTGCAGATCCACTGCGGTGGCGAGTGCGTCCAGCTCCTGAAAGTGAAGGGCGGTCTGCCGCCATGCACACGAGGTGAGGGCGCGGGCCTCGATCGCGGTGCAGGCCTGCAGAGCGCTGGTGATGTGGTCTGCAAGGCCACGCACGATGCCGCTGTGTTCGATGCCCTGGGCAATGAGCATGGTAGACCGCAGCACCTCGAATTGCAGTTGCGTGGAGACGCCCTCGCGCACGAATTTGAGGCATTGGCGCACGGGTGTCATCACTTCGGCTATCTCGGCCTGGGTGAGCTTGGTGGCGGTCATGAGGGCCAGCATGAGCGGGTTGGCGCTGATGCGGGCCATTCGGGACTTCTTGCGGCCGTGCGTCATGCCAGCGCCTCCAGATCCTCAGCAAAGAAAGTGCCACGCTCGGCGTGGGCTGGTGGCTTGTTGGCCTCGCGGGCCTTAATGCTGTTGCCTTTGACGCCGGTGACGGTGATCGTGCGGCCGCGCCAGCTCACGGCGTCGCAGGTGTCTTTGACTATGAGCACCATTCCAGATGTGATCACCAGCGCATCGCCCCCAGCTACTGTTGCCCCTGTCTCTGCATCTGCACCGGCCTCACCAGCGGGCGCGGCTGCGGAGTCGGTCGCCGTTGCTTCTGCCCAGCCGTTCGGGAATGGCCACGCGACCGACGGATCTACCGGCGCGGCGCTGTTACTGGGCGGGGCGTCACCCGCGCCACCGCTCGCAGGAGCGGGGGCGCCGTCGTTGCCATGCGCCGCAGGCGCCTGATCCTGGTTCCCTTCGGCCTCGGCCAGCGCAGCGGCGATTTGGGCCGTGGCCTCGGCCTTCGTGGTCTTGGGCGCGGTAGCGCTGGCTTGCGCAGCGGGGGTGGTTTTGCCCTTGGCCCCTTTGGCCCTACCTCCCTCGCGCGTAGGTACAGCTTGCGCAGCGGGTGTAGGGGTAGAAGCACTTTCTGGTGCTGCAGCTTTAGCGGCTTCGCGGTCGGCTTTGGCCTTGGCGGCGGCGCGCAGGTTGGCTTTGGTCTGGGCTTTAACCTTGTCCGGATCGACGCCGTAGTCCTTGGCCACCTGCAGCAGGGCGGTGTTGGCCTCGCTGGGGGCGATCCAGTGGCGGTATTCCACGTCCTGGAACATCACCATTAGCTGCAGAGCATCGGCCGGTGCGTCGGTGTCTGCGATGTACTGCAGCAAGCCAGCCACGGGGGCGACCTTGCCCAGGTCGAGCAGCTTGCACAGCTTCTTGGCGCGGTCCTGATTGAGGCCTTTGGCCTTGGTGGTGGCAATGTCTCGCATCACAGCGTCGGAAGGCGCTTCGTGTGTGCCGTTGCGGATCTGGTCCCACGTGGCTGTCAGCAAGTCCCACCGCCATTGCTCTTCAAAGGCGGTCTTTGCCTCGGCCGCGGCTTGGAGCTGAGCGCTTTCGGCTTCGCGTTGGGCCTCTTGCTCAATCTTGGCGGCGACCTCCTCGTGGTTCGCAGCCTTCAGCAGCACCTCGGCCTGGTCGGGGGTGATGACGGCCACCAGCTCGCCATCTTTGTGCGGGTTGGCCACCAGCGTTGGCTTGATGCCTTGCTGCTCCATGGCCTTGCCGATGAGCTTGCGCAGCGGTTTATCGGTGGGGCTGTCGTTCTTGTCGTCCAGCCGCAGATAGCCCTTTACCTCGCTGCTCCACGAATTGGGCATCAAGGCCTTGGCCTCGCGGCCTTCAATGATGTGCGCGCCGCTCTCCAGTGCTGCTTTCTTGATGGCTACGCTGTGGGCCTCTTCCTTGGCGTGGTAGCACTTGGGGTCTGTGCACACGTCTGCACTGTCCACGTCCTGGAACAGGTCGGGGTTGGCGCTGGTACGCTTGGGGCACCCTCTGCAGCTGCCTGCCTTGGGGACCAGGTTGGCGTCCGTGATCTTGAACTTGGCGCTGCTCAGCTTGAGCATGTAGTTCTGCTGGACGTGCGAAGCGCAGTCGCGGTAGCTAGGCTGGTAGAAGTGGTTGGCTGGTGCGCAGTAGGCCAGCGCCTGCAGCTGCAAGCCTTCGTCCGGGATGCGGGCGATCAGCAGGGCTTTGCTGAAGTCGATCTTGCCCTCGCGCAGGGCCTCGCGCGCCTTTTGGCACAGGTCCAGCACCTTGAGGCGGGCGTAGACGTAGCTGCGACTTTTGCCGATCTTGGCGCCCACCTGGTCGGCGTTGAGGTTGCCGGTGCGCATCAGCACTTCGTAGCCCTCAGCCTCCTCCAGCTCGGTCACGTCTTCGCGCTGCAGGTTCTCTATGACCTGGGCCTCTAGCGCTTCGGTGTCGGTCATGGGGCGAACCATGGCTGGAATCTCTGCCAGGCCTGCGAGCTGGCTGGCGCGCCAGCGGCGTTCGCCCGCGATTAGCTCGAACTCGGGAGCGGGGCGCTTGTTGGCGCGGGCCTCGCGGTGGGTGTCTTCCAGCCGGTGCGCGGGCAGGGGGCGCAGCAGCACGGGCTGGTGCACGCCGCTGGCCTTGATGCTGTCGGCCAGCTCCTCCAGCTTGGCCTGGTCGAAGGTCTTGCGTGGGTTGGTGAGGCTGGGGGCGATGCTGTGCACGGGGGTGTGCAGCAAGCGCGGGCCTGCGCCGGGGGTGGGCAGGGCCTGGGTAACGGTGTCGTGGACTGCGGTTGCCATGGTGCTCATCCCTTCTTTGCGAAGCTGGTGCGGCTGGGCAGGCGGAACGCGTCGGCGCTGCCTGGGCGGTAGGGGTTGGTGCGCAGCTCGGGGCAGGTGTAGGCGGGGCCGCGCATGGTGCTGTTGCGCACGGGGGTGCAGTCGGTGGCGCGCTCCAGGCGTTCGCACTTGCGGCGCGCCAGCAGCTCGGCCTGGCTGGCCACGGGGCTGATCAGGGGCTTGCCGTGGGCCGATGTGGTTGTAGTGCCGATGGCCTGCAGGCCTGCCTGGCGCAGCGGTGCGGGCTTGGGGCGCACGATGTGCACGCTGGTTTCGTTGGGCTTGGCCAGTGTGATGCTGTCTGTGCCTCGGGTGGGGCGGGCGCGGGTCATGCTGGCACCTGAGCGGTGGGGTCTAGGGGCAGGCCCATCACGCGGCGGGCCGCGCGGTGCACCTCGGGGCTGACGGCGTAGCCGTATTGGTCGGGGTTGAGCAGGTCTTGCACCAGCTCCATGGCCTTGTCGGTGCCGTGCCAGTAGCGCACATCGCTGGCGCGGTGAGTGCAAAGGTTGAGCAGGTCTGTAGCCAGGGCGTGGCCTGGGGTGAGGCGTTGGCCGGGGATGGGGGTGCCGCCCGTGGTGTACACCATGACGCCGCCGCTTGGCTGGTCGATGATGTGGATGGTGATGGTCTTGGAAGTCATGCGAGATCTGCGCGCTCTGCGCTGGTGGGGTTGGGGTTGATCAGGTCTGCCTCGCACTCCAGGCGCTTGGCTTTGAAGCGGGGATTGATGGCCTGCAGGTCGGCCAGCTGGCCGCGCATGCGGGCGGCAAGGGCGCGCGCTGCGGTGCAGCTGGCCGTGCCTCCGTTGGGGTAGCTGTGTGTGATGCACACGGTTTGGCCGGTGGCGCGGTCTGCGATCTCCAGCTCGACCACGGGCAGGCCGTGGCGGGTGAAGCGGTAGACGCTGCTGGTGACCAAGCCGCGTACCCGCAGCGTGATGGCGCTGGCTTGCGTGGGCATGGCGGGCCTCTACCAGCGGGGGAGGTGTGGATACACCAGGGCGCACACCGTGAGGCCCACGGCAAAGCAGAGTGCCAGCATTCCAATGCGTACCGCGATGCGCAGCGCGTGGTGCCGGGTGCGGCGGGTGCGCAGGCGGATGAGCTGGATGGGGGCGCTCATGGGCGGGCTCCCAGCGCTGTCAGCGCGCGCGAGAGACGGAAAGATGTGCAGGGGCCGAGGATGCGGCGCAGGGCGGTGTAGAGGCGGTGGGCGGTCATGCTGCGACACCTCTTGCATCCACACTGCGCCGTTCACGCTGGTAGTCGGCTTCGCAAGCGCGGCACCACGGGGCCAGCCTTGCGGGGTGGCCTGCCTTGTTCTGCAGCCGAAAGAACTCGGTGTCTGCGGGCCAAGCCTCACTGCAGCGTGTGCATGTCTTCTCGGCATCCTGGGCCGGATGGGCGATGGCGCTGCTCATGCTGTGGCACCTCGGGCATTGACTTCCACGAGGTTGCCAAAGTCGTCCGTTACGGCGGGGTATGCACACTCCCATATGCGGCCTGTGTGGTCCCAGTGGCTGGCCTTCACAAACGTGAGCAAGGGCTCGTGGCGCCAGCCATATTTGCGCTGGGTGCGCATGCGGTACCAGCCGGCCTCACAAGTCGAGGCCCATTCAAAGCCGTCGCTGTACGTCGGCGTGAGCGTGCGATACGACTTGGGTGCAATCGCCAGAGCGCCGCTAATTGGGCCGGTCAGCGCTGTGCGAATGTCGGCAAGCAGTTGGCCCACGTCCTGGTCTTTGTCGTCTTCAAAGCCAGCAATGAAGCGCTCAGCAGCCTCTAGGCTGTGAAGTGGTGTGCACACGTGTGCACTGGGGGTTTGGGTTTGCATTTCGGCCTCGTCGTGTGATGGACGAGGCAAATATTACCCATTGGGATATTTAATGTAAATACCCAATGGGTAATTTTAATTGGAAGGTGATCTGTAAAGATTCAACTATGGGTAACAAAAAAGCCCCTCTAGAGGGGCTTTTTGCTGGGGTGTCAAGTTCTAAAAGACCTTCTTGAACTGCGCCAGGGTGTTTATAGGGAGCACTCGGGAGCAGGCGAACTGCTGTTGGGCGCCTAGCGCGGTGGGGGTGATTGCCGCCACGCGGGTCTTGATGGTGTCGCCTTCAAAGATGAGCTCCCAGGTGGTTTCGCAAGCGCCGTTGAACATGTCGCCCTTGAGCAGTGCTGTGGCCTCGCTGATGGTGCCGCCAAAGACATCCCACACGCCGATCACTGGAGGGGTAACGCTGCTGCCGGAGTAGGTGAAGCGGATGGTTCCATCGGACCGCGCAAAGGCGTAGGAGCCAGCAATCATGGAAGAGCCGGTTTGGTGAACGGTGAGGTAGCCCACGGTGCCTGCGGTTGCGGCGTAGATGCCGTCAAAGGCACCGGCCGCCAGGGCTGTGCCAGAAAGTGCAATCAGCGAGAGCGCTGCCAGCGTCTTCTTCATGAATCAATCTTTCAGTAGTAGGGATCGTTACTCGGTGCTTTAGCTGGGCTTGCCGGTGGTTCCGTTGGCGGGGGCCGGCGGTTGCGCAATTGCATCTACTAACCGCACGACAGTAGCCCATTCGGACTGTGGCATGTGTTCCATCAGCTCCAGGACTTTTGCGCGCGGGTCTTCCAGGCCATGCAGCTCGAAGTAGGTGGGTGGGGTGTCCATCCAGCCTTCTTCAAGGTTCAGCTTCTTTTCGATTTCGCGGGCGATGGCATCGCCCATGTTGAACACCTTGCCCTCTCGGTCGGTTCGGACGTTCGCATTTTTGATGCGGGATAGGCGTGAGTCCGTGCGCGGCCATTCAAGTGCTTCGTTGAGTGCCGCGAACGTCTTGTGCTTGTCCAGCAGTATCGACAGTCGAGCGCGTCGTGTGTCATGGACTGTTTGCATGGTCGGAATTCTTCCGCCTGCTGGGTAATCGGGGAATTTTCCAAAGGGATATCTTGACGCTTTCCCAATGGGTAATAAAATGGCCGCCATGTCACTTCCGTCACTTAAGTCATGGCTGTCCCAGGAAAGCGGGCGAGGGCAGAAGCTCGCTGCACACCTGCGCGTTCCGCCTTCGTTTGTGAGCAAGATGGCTTCGGGGAAAAGGCCGGTGCCAACAGAGCACGGCGCGGCGATGGAGTCGTTCACGAATGGGGCCTTTTCACGCAGGCAGTACTGGCCGGAAAGCTGTGAACGCATCTGGCCGGATCTGCGCTCTTCGCCCACCGACACCGCCCCGCCTCCTGAGCAGGAGGCATCGCATGCGTAGCCATGCCCGTGCATACGGGCCTCCCCTGTTTTCTGCCCCTCCACGCCCGCAGCAGCGCTGCCGGGTCACTCCTCCCTCCCTGTTGGTGTCTTGCGCGCGGGCAGGTGCGCAGGGCTTCGTGCGGTGGTGTGGTGGGGCGCTTTTTCTTCGTCATGGCTGCAGTGTCTTGCTGCGTGCCGGTGTGTGTCTTTAGCGTTTGGATAGGTGGAGCAGATGGACATCCTTGATTCGGTGCGGCGCTCGGTGCGCCACTACCCTGGTGGCTTGGAAGCCGTGGCGGCGCGGCTGGGCAAGAGCCCTAGCACCCTGGAGAAGGAGTTGCGGGCGGCGCCCCAGTACAAGCTGGGTGCGGTGGATGCGGCCGAGATTGCGGCCATGTGCGTGGACGCTGGCACGCAGCATTGCCTGGAGTACCCCACGCGGGTGGCCGAGGCAGTGGGCTGCACGCTGCTGGCCTTGCCGCCCCACGGCCACGGCCTGGATGAGGTGACGGCCGCAGCGGTGGCCGAGCTGATGCGCGACCTGGCCGAGGTGGTGACCACGGTAACCGACGCCGACAAGGACAACGAGATCAGCACCCGCGAGCTGCGCGACATTCAGGCGAAGTGGGCTGAGCTGGTGGGAGCGGGGCAGGTGCTGCTGCAGATGATGCAGGCCAAGCACGACCGCACGATGGCCAAGTGGGAGGGCAAGTAATGCGGCCCGCTGGTGAAGTGCGCCAGGCGCTGTTCAATGCCTGCACCCAGTTGGCTACGCCTGAACGCGGCCCGACCCTGCGCGAGATGGCTGCTGTGGCCTGCGTGGGCCTGAAGGCGGCGACCCATACGGTCAAGCACATGAGCAGGGCAGGGCAGGTGCGCATTGCACGCGAGCGCCGCGTGGAATACCGCAACCGCCCGGTGGCCGAGTATGTGCCTGCTGCCCTGGTTGATGGTCAGGATGATGGGTTTGTGGACTTGAGCAGCGTGCTGCGGGCATGGGGCGGCTGACACCCTATGACCCTGAAACAGAATGCCGCCGGTGGTGGAGACGCCGGGTTTTGTAGCGTGCGCGCAGGGGCTGCTGTTTGAGCCGAGCACCTCTTCCTCCTTTGAACTACACGGCGCTGGCTGATGCGCTGCTCCCCATGGCGGATGACCTGGTGCCCCAGTGGCTGCCGGGTGGTGTTCGTCGCGGGCATGAATACGTGTGCGGGTCGCTGGCGGGTGGCAAGGGCGGCAGCTGCTCGGTCAACCTGAATACGGGCCAGTGGGCAGACTTTGCAAGCGAAGAAGCTGGCGCTGATTTGCTGAGCCTGTACGCCAAGATTCACCAGCTGACCATGGCGAAGGCCTGCGTGGAGCTGGCTCGACAGCTGGGCCTGGAGCAAGTGGCTGGCGTGGTGATGACGGCCGAGGGCAAGGCGCCACCCGTGCGTGAGCCACGGCCAGCGCCACCGCCTAAGCCTGTGTCTGATCGGGAAAGCTGGCGAGCCATTGCGCCCGTTCCGGGGTACGCGCCCAAGGTGAATTTCAAGCACCAGCACCGCACGGATGCTGACATCGTGCACGTGTCGGAATACTGGCGCGATGGGGCGCTCTTCGGCTACGTGGTGCGCTTCAGGACCAGTGACGGCGGCAAGGATGACATTGCGCGCACTTGGTGTGAGAGCGAGTCCAAGGGCGGCGCGCGATGGCACTGGAAGCAGTGGGAGGAGCCGCGTCCGCTGTACTTTCCATCGGGCACGTCGCCAGCTGGCCGCACGGTCGTCCTGGTGGAGGGCGAGCGCAAAGGCGATGTGCTGCAGGCGCTGATGGATGCTGGTGCGCCTGGGGTGTACCACGTGGCGGGCTGGCCGGGTGGCTGCAAAGCCTGGCAGAAGGCCGATTGGGCCTGGCTGGCGGGCTGCACGGTGCTGGGCTGGCCTGACTGTGACAGCAAGCGGGAGCAACCCACAGCAGCGGAGCGCAAGGGGCTGGATGCACAGGTGCGCGAGCAGCTGCAGCTGGCGGATGACGCTGATGTGCGTGACCTGCCCCAGTACGAGCTGGCGCTGCAGGCGCTGAAGGATTCCAAGCCGTATCTGGCCTACGTGGACCAGCCCGGCATGAAGGCGCAGCGGGGCATTCTTGCGCTGTTGCGTGATGAGCATGGCTGCACTGTGAGCCTGTTGCCCATCGAGCAGCCGGGTGTGCTGCCGGATGGCTGGGACTGCAAGAACGCGATAGAGACGGACGGCTGGACGTTTGAACGTGTGCAGGCCTTCTTTGGGCAGGCGGTGGCGTACCTGGACAAGCCGGGTGACAAGCCTGCAGCGGCGGCGCCTGCGGCCAAAAAAATCGATAGCCCCGTTGGCACCGAGGGCACGGATTCTGGCGATGGCGATGGAGATGGCAATTCGGCGGACGCGGACCTGGTCAAGTGCGGGTCACGCCTGGTGCCGGAATGGCTTAGCTGGTACTACGACCGCGAGAAGCAGCGCTGGAACATTTCGCGCAAGACGGTGATTGCGGCGCTGGAAAAGGCGCCGGAGTTGCAGGGCATCGTGGCCTATGACGAGCTGCGCAACACCATCGCCCGTCGCCGGGCCTTTCCTTGGCCGAACAGCAAGCCGGGGGAGCTGAAGGATTCCGATTCGCTGCTGCTGGGGGATTGGATGTCCAACACCTGGGGCCTGCCATCGGTGAGCATGGCGGCGCTGGAAGAGGGCATCAAGACCGTGGCCAGCAAGAACCGGTTTCACCCGGTGCGTGAGTGGTTGCAGGCCCAGGAGTGGGACAACAAGCCCCGCGTGGATGGCTGGCTGGTGTATGCGCTGGGTGAGTCGCCCGAGTCGCTGCAGCGTAAGCAGCACCTGCTGGAGTATTTGCGCCTGGTGGGCCGGTTCTGGCTGCTGGGCATGGTGCGCCGGGTGATGGAGCCGGGCTGCAAGTTTGACTACATGCCGGTGTTGGAGGGCGCGGGCGGGTTGCGCAAGTCCACCCTGGTGGAGGTGCTGGCCAGCACGGAGTTTTACAGCGACACCAAGTTTGACATTGGCCACGGCCATGACGGGCAGGAGCAGGTGCAGGGCATCTGGTTGTATGAGGTGGCCGAGCTGGCGGGTATGAGCAAGTCAGAGGTGGCGGACATCAAGGCGTTCGTCAGCTCGAAGGTGGATCGCTATCGGGTTGCGTACGGGAAGATCCCGGAGTCGTTCCCGCGCCAGTGTGTGCTGGTGGGCACGACCAATGAAGACACCTATCTGCGCGACCGCACGGGCAATCGGCGGTTCTGGCCGGTGCCGGTGCGCAATGTGATCAACACCGAGTGGGTGGCGAAGTACCGCCACCAGCTGCTGGCCGAGGCCTATGCCCGCTATCTGCAGGATGAGCGGTACACGCCGTCCAAGGAAGAGGAAGACCGCCTGTTTCAGCCGATGCAGGAGAGTCGCCTGGTGGAGACAGCGGTGGAGTCTGAGCTGCTGGCGGTCCTGACCCGTAAGCCAAACCCCAATGCCACGGGTCCGTCGAGCTTTGTGCATGCAGAGGCGCCCTACGTGACGCTGGCGCAGCTGGTGCAGGCACTGGGCGTGGATGTGGCGAAGGCGCCCAACGGCCTGCAGCAGCAGGTGTCGGCCTGGCTGAAGCACCAGGGCTGGGAGCACCAGAAAAAGATGATAGGCGGGGTGCGCATATGGCGCTATCACCGGCCCGAGGGATGGCCGCGCAACGATGCGCCGGTTGGCCTGGATCAGATCACGGATGACGACGATGAGCAGGCAGGTGCACCAGCGCCAGCGGTGCCATCGCCACCACCACCCCTGACGCCCGCAGCGGCGCAGCTGAAGCGTATGGAGGACGACGACAGTGCGCCCTTCTGAGGCTTTGGCCTACCTCACTCACGCAGTGCCTGAAACGCGCTGCATCGCTCACCGTGTTGGAGGCGTGATTCGCGCCACGGTGCAAGTCCGGGGCGCAAGACGCCCGGCGTGCGGTGCAGTGGCGGGGATGGCCTGCCACGCGCCTATGTCGTAGGTGTCCATGTGTCCACGGTGTCCACGCGTTTGCATGGACATCACCAGCTACCTACTTCCCCCTGATTTTGGGGGTTGAGGCCGCTGCATTGCCCAAGGCCTGGGCAGGCTGCGCACCGCTTGCATACGGTGCGGGCAGGCGCAGGCAGGGGCGCAGGTGCGCACGCCCTCGCGCGGGTGCTCGCCACTTACCCATGATCTCTATAGAAAAGGATGGACAGTATGGACACCCTGCCAGTTTCGAATCCGCAGCAAGGGGCCGCAGTGATACCTGATGAGCGGCGTGGTGCGGTGAATGCGGGTCTGCACACCATCAAGACCGCCATGCCCAATGTGTACGCAACCATTCAAGACAAGGCCCAGGTGATCGGCAATGAGGCGTTCACGCTGGTACGGCGGGGCCTGGCTGGGCAGCCGGGGTGCTTCTATGCTTTCGAGGCCGGGCATGTGGTTGGCACGCCATTCGGGCAGACGGACCCGCGCATGGCTCAGTTGGCGCAGTTCCTGGTGCGTTTTGGCTGTGCACACGTGTGCATTTTCCCGATGACCGACGATGAGGCGCGGCAGTATGGCGCGGCTTAAGCACATCCAGCGGCGGCTGGAGAACTGGGCCATCTGGTCATCGCGCGGCGCCAGTGGCGGGCGTGGCTTCGCTACTCGGTCGGTGCTTGCCAGTGAGGTGTGGTCACGTGGGTCATACAACCATGTGGCCATCCCGGTGGAGGATGAGGAGGCGGCGCTGACGGATGAGGCGGTGCGCGCGCTGAAGCTGGGCAAGGGCCATCTGTTCTTGACGCTGGAGTGCATCTACCTGAAAGACCTGGGCATCAGCGCCACGGCGCAGCGTATGCAGCGGGCGCCGTCCACCATCAAAGCGCAGCTGGAGCAGGCTGACCACGCCATTGCCGCCTGGCTGGAGGCGCGGGCCGAGGAACTGGAGCGGCGGCGGATTGCGGGCCGCGTATCCGATGCAAAAGCCAAGGCGCTATAGACGCGAAATCGAGTTCTGCTCCTTAGACCTTTTGGGTACATTTCAGTCACTGTGTGTGTATTGCGCCTCCACCCGCAATGCATCGAGTGGGAACCCCGGCGAGTGATTAGCTTGTCGGGGCTTTTTGCTGAGCGAGACCCATGGCTGCTTTCGCTAAGTCAGAGCTGAAGGCTTGAGGTTTGAGTGGCGCTGCTATTTCACGATCTGGTCTTAGTCTTATGTGCTTTATCAGTACATCTTTGCCGGGATTCAGGTTGTCAAATAAAGCAAATCTGTTTGCGATTGCAGCAAATTGCTCTCCATGGGTGCTGTAACAGTTGTAGAAGAGCAGCGCAAGCTCAGTCCAAGATAGCTGCGCTCTAACTAGGGCTGCATAGTGCCACTTCTGTTCCAGTGTGAGTGGGCTGGTTTCGATCCATCGAAGCAATCTGAAAATGGTGCGAGGTAAAGCATCCAGCTCTGTTTGAAAATTCTCGTACATTTTTGAATATTCGGTGCGCGCTACGAACACCAAGCTGTCGAGATTTGTGAGGGAAGCCTCGTCTTTCCAATCTATTAGGCTGGCGTAGATTGCAACCTGCGCTTTGAAGATGGGCGAATCTACATTGCTGCGGGTTTTGTGCGCGTAGACAACGGGAAAATCGAGGGTCGCCTCATACAAGGAAGTAAGCGCGTATCTTCCCTGCGCGTTAGCCGCGTGTACGGACTGAACAAGATCCCGATAGTTCGATAGCCAAGCGAAGAGCGACTGTTCAAAGCTCATAAGGGCTGTTGCTGCATTGGCGTTTTTCAGTTCTGCCAGTGAGTTGCGAAGTTCCATCCTTTGCATGTTGATAGAAAGAATGACTAGCACTACTGTGGCCATACCCACCACTGGATTGAGTAGGCCACCAAAGTAGTCGCCGAACTGACCCCACGCCTCATGCGTTGGAGGGGCAAGCCCACCTCTGAACACGAAGAGGTACGCGCCGATCACTAGGATCGCACATATGGCGACAGCTGATCCTATGGTCCACAGAAGTGTGCTGAGTGTCGCGTCAGATGCGGTCTCGGGCAAAGACTCGCCAGCTAGTTGCGGCACTGTTTCTTTACTATCAGGCGTTGACACCATTTCCCTCCAGCGATTGTTGGTTGACTACAGATCGTATTTCACATCATCCGCCTCTGATGACTTATGCCGCTCCAAGGCCCTGCACTCACCCCGGGTGCGGTGTGTTAGTGCGTGACGGAACGAGCCGCTGCCCTAAGCATCCGAAGAAGTCATGGGCGCCAGCAGCAAAAGAAATCAAGCGCATCACCGGCCGCAGGCTACAGGCTATGCGCGCTGATCTGTTCAAGCGCAAGCCGTTGTGTGAGCCATGCGGGGAGGAAGGGCGCGTGACGCTCGCCACCATCCGCGATCACCGCATCCCGCTTGCCGAGGGCGGTGCCGATGACACGACGAACGAGCAGTCGATCTGCTCCGACTGCCACGGCAAGAAGACCAAAGCCGAGACGGCGCGCGGTGTGCGCCGCGCCTGGGGCAACTACCGCGACGGCTGACCCCAGCCCAAGCGCCCGGCCCGAGGGGGAGGGGGTGGTCTGAACTTTGGAGTCTTTGGCCTGGAAACCGACCGGTTCCCCAAATTTTTACGTGCGCAGGTTTTGGGAGGGGGGGTATCCCCGCCTGGGGCAGTAGGAGGTTGATATGTCTGGTTCACGTGGTCCACTGCCGAAGCCTGCGGCCCTGAAACTGTTGGAAGGGAACGCGGGAAAGCGCTCACTGGATCTGGCTGCAGGGGTCAATCCGCGAATCGAGATCCCGAGCCCGCCCAAGCACCTGGGTCTCGAAGCCAAAAAGGAATGGAAGCGGATCACGCCCTTGCTGGAAGAGCTGGGCCTGATCAGCGGCCTGGATCGTTCCGCGCTGGGCCTGTACTGCCAGGCCGCTGGGCGGCTTGCCGAGCTGGAGACTTCCTTCAACGGCAAGGTGCAGGCCAAGGTCGATGCGGGCATGGACTACCCCGACGCGGTCTATGAAGTCAGCTACTCGGTAACCCCCTCTGGCTACGCCCAGCAAAGCGTGATCGTGCAGCTGATCAAGTCGCAGCGCGAGCAGCTCAACCGCTACCTGATGCACTTCGGCCTCAGCCCTGCCGCCCGTGGCCGTGTCCAGGCCAGCAACTACGTGCAGCCTACGCTGCCCGGCATTGAAGACAAACCCCAGGCGCGGCCCCAGGGCTTCGCTATGTTCACCAATCCGAATCGATGACCGAATACGTCGAGCGCGCGCATCAATACATGCGCGACGTTCTCGGCGGCACGATCCCCACCTGCAAATGGGTCCGCCTGGCAGTGCAACGCCAGGTGGATGACCTTGCACGCGAGCCCGGTGAAGACTGGCCCTGGGTGTTCGATGCCGAGCGGGCGTCGCGCCCGTGCGCATTCATTGAGCTGCTGCCGCACATCAAGGGGAAGTGGGCACGCGAAGGGCGCTTACTGCACCTTGAGCCCTGGCAGTGCTTCATCCTCACCACCGTCTTCGGGTGGGTGCATCACGAAACGCGGCTGCGCCGGTTCCTGGAGGCCTACGAGGAAGAAGCCCGCAAGAACGGAAAGAGCGCCAAGGGCTCCGGCCTGCTGCTCTTCATGCTGTCCGCAGATGGTGAGCACGGGGCCGAGTGCTACACGGCGGCCACCACCCGCGACCAGGCGCGCATCGTGTTCGATGATGCCAAGGCCATGGCCGAGCGCTCGCCCGGCCTGCGCACCCACCTGGGCGTGGCCATCATGCAGCACAGCCTGACAGTGGCCCACACCAGCAGCAAGGCCGCGCCGCTGGCCGCCGAAGGCAGCACGCTGGACGGCCTGAACGTGCACTTTGCGCTGCTTGATGAGCTGCACGCGCACAAGACACGGGCTGTGTATGACGTGATCGACAGCGCGCGCGGCGCGCGTGAGCAGTCGCTGTTGTGGACCATCACCACGGCGGGCACCGACCGCAGCGGCATCTGCTACGAGCGGCGCACGCACGTCACCAAGATCCTGGACCGAGTGGTTCAGGATGAACGGGTGTTCGGCATCATCTACACGCTGGACGATGGTGATGACCACTTCGACCCAGCGGTGTGGATCAAGGCCAACCCAAACCTGGGCAAGTCGGTCCAGCTCGATGAGCTGCAGGCCCAGGCCAGCAAGGCCATGGCCATGCCCAGCGCGCTGTCCAACTTCCTGACCAAGCGCCTGAACGTGTGGGTCAGCGGTGAAAGCCCATGGATGGACATGCGGGCCTGGGAGAAATGCGCTGCAGATGACCTGAGCATTGCAGCCATCCCGGACGGGTCCAAGCTCTACATGGGCCTGGACCTCGCGCAGAAAAAGGACTTTGCAGCGCTCACGCTCGCATGGCAGTCCGAAGTGCTGCGACCTGGCCCTGATGGCCTGCATGTTCCCGTCACCGTGTGGAACGTGTGCACACGTCTGTACTTGAACGAGCTGGCAGTGCAGGAGAGCGGCAACGCCCACCTGGCAGGCTGGGCACGGCAGGGCTATGTGGTGGTGACTGACGGAGCACTCACCGACTTCGATTGCATCGCGGATGACATGCGCACCTACTGCCGCCGCTTCGACGTGCAGGAGATCGCTTTCGACCCGGCGCTGTCCATGTACTTCGTCGGCAAGCTGATTGAGGAAGGCCTGCCGCTGGTCGAGATCGCACAGCGCGCCATGTTCTTCACCCCGGCGCTGATCCAGGTGGAGAACCTGGTGCTAGAGGGCCAGCTGCAGCACGAAGGCAACCCAGTGGTGGCCTGGATGGTCAGCAACCTGGTGGTCAAGAAGTCGAAGTTCAACGAGCTGATGCAGCCCACCAAAGAGCGCGACGAAAACAAGATCGACGGCGTGCTGTCGATGCTGATGGCTCTCGGCCGCGCGCTGGCCAACGAGCCGAGCAACATCATTGAGGAAGGCTTTGTACTGCTATGACCACCTGGAACGACGTGCAGGCCAAGGCCGCCACGCCTGGCTCGCGCATTCTGACCGAGTGGCGGGCGCAGCAAGAGGCGCAGCGCGCCATCAGCAATGCGGCCAACGGCTCCAGCGAGACCATCGTCAGCAGTGACCCGCGCGTGGTGGAGCTGCTGCTGGGCGGTGGCTTCGCCTCGGCATCGGGTATTGCGATCACGCCGGAGACTGGCATGCGCGTGTCGGCGGTGTACGCCTGCGTCACGCGCATCGGGGGCGCCATCTCCTCCATGCCGGTCAAGATCTACAAGCGAGTCCAGGGCGGCCGCGAGGAGGTGATTGATCACCCGTTCTGGTGGCTGCTGAACGAAGAGCCGTCAGCCAGGTTCACCAGCGCGAGCATGTGGGAGCTGATGACGGCCAACATGCTGCTGCGCGAGAGTGGCTTCTGTTTCATTGGCCGCAAACGCTCCGGCACGGTCAGCGAACTGATTCCACTGCCGTGGGAGGCCGTGAGCCCGCGCAGGGTGGAAGAGGGCGGCACAAGCCGCCTGCGCTACGACGTGCACGACGTGCGCACCTACGGCGCCGACCAGGATGACATCCTGCATTTTCCGAATTTCGGCTTTGATGGCCAGCGGGCCATGAGCACCCTGCAGTACGCGGCACGCAATGCAACCGGCAACGCTGCGGCGATGGATGAATACGCCGGGCGGTTTTTCAGGGGCGGCTCACATCACAGCATCGTGCTGGAGGTGCCCGGCGCCATGAAGGATGACGCCATCACCAACCTGCAGACGGCCTACGCCAACAAGTATTCGGGGCTGGACAACGCTCATCGGCTGCCCTTGGTCCTCACCAACGGCATCACGGCCAGGCCCGTCACGATCAACGCGCAGGACGCCCAGCTGCTGGAAGCCCGCAAGTTCCAAGTGACGGACATTGCTCGCGCCTTTGGCGTGCCGCCCCATCTGATCGGAGACGCCTCGGGCTCCACCAGTTGGGGTAGCGGCCTGGAAGAGCAGAACCGCGCTTTCCTGGCGTACACGCTCAGCCAGCACCTGACCCGCATGGAGCAGGAGCTGAACCGAAAGTTGTTCCGCCGCGCAGGGCTCTACCTGGAGTTTGACCGCGAGTCCTGGATGGAAGCCAACAGCAAGGCCCAGGGCGACTATTACCGTGCAGCCATCGGCGGTCCGGGCAGCGGCCCCGGCTGGATGGCGGTGGACGAAGTGCGCGCCCGAAAGAACTTGCGGCCTTTCGGTGGAGATGCTGCCAAGCCTTTTCGCCCCGATACCGCAGGCAAGGCGCCCGACACAGGCGGCGCGCCGCCCAACCCTAAACCCGGAGACCCGGCACCATGAAGCAACTACTCAACCTGCTGCGTACCAATAGCCTGGTGCCGCGCGCACCGCTCAACGTGGTGAAGAACGAAAAGACCGGCGAACACGTGTTCTACCTGTACGACGTGATCTATGACGGGGGCGATTGGGGCGTAAGCGCCATGGACGTGATCCGTGCCTTGTCGCAGGCCGGGCCAGGTGGCACTCTGCGGATGCGCATCAAGAGCCCAGGTGGGGATGTGATGGAGGCCAAAGCCATCGTGACTGCCATGCGCGAGTACATCGCCAGCGGCGGCAAGATCATCGCCCAGGTCGATGCTGTTGCTGCCAGCGCTGCCAGTTGGATCGCGCTGGCCGCCAACGAAGTGGAGATCGCTGACGGCGCCTTCATGATGATCCACAAGGCACAGGGCGCAGCCTACGGCACTGACAACGATTTGCGCAGCGTTGCCGATGTGATCACCATGGTGGAGAAGTCCATCGTGGACGTGTACGTGGCCGCCACCAAGCAGACGCCCGAGCAGATCCAGCAATGGATGGATGCTGAGACCTGGTTCACCGCTGATGAGTCCGTCGCCAACGGATTCGCACAGCGTGTCACATCTCGCTTGGTGGATGCACCCAACAACCTCGCCAACATCAGTTGGAATCTGAGCGCCTACAACAACGCCCCAAAGGCCCTGCTGGAACCGCCCAAGCCGCCAGAGCCTGAGATTGACGTGCAGGCAGTCATCGAGAACAACCGGCGCCGTCTGCGGCTGCTGGACACCAACGCCTAGCGCTTCCGCGCTGCGTACCGGCCCCCAAGGCGCAAGCCCTGGGGGCTTTTCTTTTTGGTCAACTACGAAAGGCTCACCATGACCATCCAACAACTGCGGGAGCGCCTGGCCGCTGTCAAGAAAGACGCCCGCAACCTCCTCGAAAACAAGGGCTCCGCCACCTGGACCAAGGAGGAGCAGGCCGATTTCGACAACAAGGCTGATGAAGCCGAGCGCCTTGAGCGTCAGATTGAGGCCCACCAGCGCATGCTGGACAACGAAGCGGAGAACAGCTTCCGCAACGTGCCGAAGAAGAAGGACGCTGAGGGCGCCAAGAACGAAGCGGTGGCCGCTTACGAAACGTTCCTGCGCAAGATGAGCAACCGCCTCACGCCCGAGGAAGTGCAAGCCATCCGCAACACCATGAGCACCACCACGGGCTCCGAAGGTGGCTACACCGTGCAGCCCATCGTGGCCAGCACGCTCATCGAAGCCCTCAAGGACTTCGGCGCCATGCGCCGTGTGGCCGAGCGCCTGGTTACCGGCAATGGTGCTGCGCTGTCGTTTCCCGCAACCGATGGCACCACCGAGGAGGGTGAAATCATCGGTGAGAACGCTACTGCAACGGACCTGGACGTTGGCTTCTCCACCGTGCCGCTGAACACCTATAAGTTCAGCTCCAAGGTGGTGACCATTCCTTTCGAGCTGCTGCAGGACAGCTCTGTGGACGTGGTTGGCCTGGTCAATCGCCGTCTGCGCGAGCGCATCGGCCGCATCCAGAACCGCCTGTTCACTACGGGCACCGGCACTAGCCAGCCATTCGGGCTTACCGTGGCTGCTGGCGTCGGCAAGACAGGCGCTACGGGCCAGACCACCACCGTCACCTACGACGACTTGGTGGACTTGGTGGATTCCATCGATGAGGCGTACCAATCGGAGGCGTTCAAGTGGATGTTCAGTCAGATCGTCCGTCGCACGGTGCGCAAGATCAAGGACACGGCCGGCCGTCCCATCTGGACGCCAGCGTATGACGAAGGCATCAGCGCCAAGACCCCCGATCTGCTGCTCGGCTACCCCGTGGAGATCAACAACCACATGCCAGCGCCCGCCGCCAACGCAAAGAGCATCAGCTTCGGCGATCACAGCAAGTACACGGTGCGTGACGCCATGGAGCTGACGATGTTCCGCTTTGAAGACAGCGCGTACATCAAAAAGGGCCAGATCGGATTCCTGGCCTGGGCGCGCGCGGGCGGCAACCTGACGGACACCAACGCCACCAAGCTGTACCAGCACTCCGCAACCTGATCGGCCTGGCTGATCGATAGCGGAATGTTCCCCGTTGGCGCCAGCTGGCGGGGCACTGCAACCTCATCTCCGAAAGACTCCCATGAGCAAATCCCTGATTGCCCTTGCCGTGATCGCTGCTGCCACTGTTGCGGCCGATCAGGCCGAGATCCCGTTCGGTGCGTCGTTTGACGCTCCCGACGACGTGGCCGACAAGCTGATCGCCGATGGTCAGGCCAAGCTGGCTGAACCACCGCCCGCCAAGGCTACTAAGGCCATGCGCGTGCGCCTGCTGGTCGGCAACGAACACGGCAAGCCCAATGACCTGGTGGAGCTGCCCAGCGACGTTGCCAAAGCGCTGGTGAAGGCGGGCGACGCCGACGACGACAAGGCCGCCGTGGCCTACGCCGCAGCCCTGCCGCAGAACCAGAAGAAGACCTGATCTCCCTTCGCCTTGCGCCTGCCGTCCTTTCCTGGGCGGCGGGCGCAAGCCAAAGGCGGAACCACCATGCCCACCATCAAAGTCACCGACGCCACCACCGAGCCCATCACGCTGGACGAGGCCAAGGCCCACCTGCGCGAAGAGCAGGACGAAACCCACAACGATCTGCTGATCACCAGCCTGATCACCGTGGCGCGCCAGGCAGCGGAGGACCGGCTGCAACGCACGCTGATCGACACCACCTGGTTGCGCACCATGGACGCTTTCCCGCGCTGCGGCGGCCACATCGAGCTGATCAAGCCGCCCGTGCTCTCGGTCCTGTGGGTCAAGTACCTGGCGCCCGATGGCACTTTCACCACGCTGGACCCCGCTGCCTGCGAGCTGGACCCCACGGCCGAGCCCGGCCTGCTGATGCCCGCCTACGGCACCGGCTGGCCTGCCACCCGGCAGCGGCCTGGCGCGGTGCAGGTGCAATACAAGGCGGGCTACGGCGCCACGGCCGAAGCGGTGCCCAAGCCCATCGTGCAGTGGATCAAGCTGGCCCTGACCGACCTGTACGAAAACCGGGGCCGCAGCGCGGAGCGCCCCGCGCTGCCGCAGGAGTTCGCGGACGGCTTGCTCGACACGTACAAGATCTGGAGCGTTTGACATGGACCCCGGAAAGTACAAGCACTACTGCACGGTGGAGGCGCCCGCCGAAGGCCAGGACGAAGTGGGGCAGCCGGTGACAGGCTGGGTACCGTTCAAAAAGTTCTGGGCCGACATCCGGGGCGCCGCCGGGCTGGAGACCGTCAGGGCTGATGCCGAGATGTCCATCCGCAAGGTGTCCATCCGCACGCGGTACCGCACCGATATCACCGCTGCCATGCGCGTGGTGTGCGGCGGGGTCACCTACAACATTAAGGCGGTGCTGCCCGACACGGTGGACAAAAAGCACTTGGACCTGGCCTGCGAGGTGGCCACCTGATGGGCATGAGCATTCGCATGGGCGTGGATCGCTTCAAGGAGCAGCTGCGGGCCGAGCTGGGCGTCTTGCAGAGGGCCACGCGGCCCGCTGCCCAGGCTGGCGTCCAGATCATCTACGACCGGGCGCGCATCAATGCCCCGGTGTCGGCAGAGGAGCACTACTTCACCATTCGCGGTAAGAAGTACGGGCCGTACGCACCGGGCAACCTGCGCGATGCCATCTATCAGGTGTTCAGCAAAGAGAAAAGCTACAAGGACGTGAGCACCTATCACGTCAGCTGGAACAAAGACGAAGCGCCCTATGGCTTCATGGTTCACAACGGTACCAGCCGGGCGCCTGCAGATCCGTTCGTTTTTAGGGCCGTGGTTGAGACGCGTGCCGAAGTGCGCGAAGCAATCAAGGCCCGTTACATCGAAGAGGTGACAAAAAAATGAGCATGGAATCGGACCTCACTTCCCTTCTGCAAACCGTGTGCACACGTGTGTACCCGGGCATTGCGCCACCTGATACCGCCATGCCTTACGCCACGTATCAGCATATCGGCGGCGTCTCGCTGGTGTTCCTGGACAACACCCCTGGCGACAAGCGCAACAGCTACATGCAGATCAATGTATGGAGCGCTCGCTCGCTGGAAAGCATGGCGCTGATCCGCCAGATCGAGGACGCACTCCGCCTGTCGCCCGCCTTCATCGCGCGGTCGCAAGGTGAACCTCTGGCCATGCCCGAGGTTGACCCTGTGCAGACCCGCTACGGGGCGATGCAGCGCTTTTCCCTGTGGAGCGGCAGGTAGCGCTCTCACCACCGTATACGGGCCTACCAGCCCACCCCGCAAGGCCCCTCCGGCGCAAACCGGCGGGGCCTTTTCGTTGCCCGGATAGGGCGTCACTTCCAACCCGCTTCGGCGGGTTTTTTCATTTCTGAAAGGCCCACCATGGCACTCTTTTTCCCTGAAGGCTCCTCGCAGCAGTTCTCGCAAACCTTTGCCGCCGCAAAAGTCATCTCTGCGATGACCAATGCGAATCCGGTTGTAGCAACTTCCACAGCCCACGGTTACACGACTGGCGACCCCATCTTGCTCACATCGCTGTGGGAGGACGCGACCGACACGGTTTTCGAGGTCGAAGTGATTGACGCCAACAGCTTCAAAATCCTCGGCTTGGATGCGTCTGACACCAACTTCTTTCCGGCTGGCTCTAACACGGGTACTGCCCAGAAGATCAGCGGCTTCACCGCCATCCCCCAGGTGCTGACCATCTCCGGCTCTGGCGGCGACCCACGCTTCACCGACGTGCAGCTGCTGGCCAAGCGCAATGCGATCAAGGCGCCCACCGGCTTCAATGCCACCACCGTGACCATTTCGATGGCGCACGACGCCAGTTTGCCCGCCTATCAAACGATGCTCAACATCACCCGCGCGCTGCGCAAGGTGGCGTTCAAGCAAGTGATTGCCGGGGGCGCTCGCACTTACGGCTACGGCTACCTGGCCGTGTCTGAGATGCCCAAGCTCAACAGCAACCAGGTCAACGCCGTGGACGCCGCGATGTCGCTCCTCGGCCGCGCCGTCTCGTACTGATCCCCGGGCGCAAGCCCATCCCCCGCACCGACGCATCCCGGTTCGTTCCTTCGCAGGGACGGCCGGGGTGCGCACGGGCCTTTTCTGCAACCCTGCGAAGAAAGAAACCCATGTCCAAAATCAAGCTGGGCGACCGCCCAAAATCGTTCAAACGCATCGTCAAGTTCCCCCGTATCGAAGGGGGCGAGGGTGCCATCGAGTGCACGTTCAAGTACCGAACCCGTAAGGAGTTCGGAGAATTTCTCGACCGTATGGTGGAGGCCGCAGGCCCTAAAACCAAGCCCGACGACGAGAAGTTTTCCATGGCCTCCCTGTTTGAAAAAACGGGTGGGCAGAACGCTCAATACATCATGGATGTGCTCGACGCGTGGAACCTGGACGTAGACCTCAGCCTCTCCGCCGTAGAGCAGCTCAGCAACGAATACCCGGGGGCTGCATCGGCAATCATGGAGGCCTACCGGATGGCCATTGTTGAAGGCCGCCTGGGAAACTAAGAGCCGCCGCTGCCGCCCTTTATCGAAAGCAGCGCAAGAACGAAGCCAACCCGTTCTTGGCTGCTGTGGCGGCCATATCGCAAGAGGTGGAGATCGAGGTGTGGCCAGAGAACTGGCCCGCCTTTGATCTTTTCCAGCGCCTTCGCACGCAGTGGTTCGTGGGGTTCGGCGGCCCCACCGGTTTGCGGTATGAGGCTGTCTATCCATCGCTTGACCGCATGGGACTCAGCACCACCGAGTGGGGCCTGATGTTCGCCGACTTGCAAGTAATGGAAGCGGCAGCACTGGAACAGTTCAGCGAAAACCGATCTACCGATCCATAGCAGCCACCCACCGGGTGGCTTTTCTTTTGGGGCCTGCCTTCCTCGGCAGGCCCTTTTTCATTTCTGGGTGAGCCATGTCCGACCTGCAGATCCAAGGCGAAGTCGTCGTTACCGCCGAGAAAGCAGAGGGCGCGTTCGACCGCGTGGCTGACAAAGCCACGCAGATGGCCAATGAAGTGGCCGGTGCTGCTGGCAAGGCGGGCCAGGCCGTTGACGGCATTGGCGCAGGTGCTGAAAAAAGCGCCGAGCGGTTCACGCGCTCCGAAGCGCGCATGCGCGATGCCATCCAGAAGTCCACCCAAGAGCTGCAGCTGCTGGGCAAGACCGCCAGCGAGAAGCTGGAGTTCAACATTGCGGCCAAGGGCCTGGATGCGGGCAAGTTCGCGCCGTACATTGCCGAGCTGAAGCAGGCCGAGGCCGCGCAGCGCATTGCCACGGGTTCCCTCGACAAGATGGGGATCTCTGCCGCACAGACGGCTGCGGCCCTGCGTCAGGTGCCTGCACAGTTCACCGACATCATCGTCAGCTTGCAGGCTGGCCAGGCGCCCCTCACCGTGCTGCTGCAGCAGGGCGGGCAGCTCAAGGACATGTTTGGTGGCGTGGGCAATGCCGCCAAGGCCTTGGGCGGCTACGTGGTCGGCCTCATCAGCCCCCTTACCATCGCTGCCGCTGCGGCCGTGGCCCTGGCCATTGCGTACAAGCAAGGCAGTGCCGAGGCTGACGGCTATAACCGCGCCATTGCCATGACCGGCAATGCGGCTGGCACCACCGCTGCGCAACTGCAGACCATGGCGGCGCGCATCAGCACCACGGTGGGCACGCAAAGCGATGCAGCGGACACGCTGGCGCAGCTGGTGTCCACCGGCCGCGTGGCGCAAGAAAACCTGGAACAGTTCGCCACCACTGCGGTGCAACTGGAGCGCACCGCTGGTGTGGCCATCAAGGACACCGTCAAGGACTTTGCCGAGCTGGGCAAAGCACCCGTGGAGGCCTCCAAGAAGCTCAATGAAAGCTATGGCTTCCTGACCGCTTCCGTGTACGAGCAGATCGTCGCTCTGCAAGAGCAGGGCCGCGTGCTGGAGGCGGCTGCCGTGGCCCAGCAGGCGTACGACCGCGCCATGGCCAACGTGGCCGCCACCATGCAGGGCCAGCTCGGCTACATCGAGCGCGGCTGGCGCGCGGTGGCGGACGCCGCCAAGGCTGGCTGGGATGCCATGCTCAACGTCGGCCGTGCGGACACGCTCACCGACAAGCTCAACGCTGCCCGCGCCGCGCTGGATCAGCGCGTCAACACGCCGCTGGCGGTGGACAACGAGGCCATGCGCGCCTCTCGCCAAAAGGGCATCGACAGCCTCCGGCAGGAGATCGCCCTGCTCACCGAGCAAGAGCGCGTGATGAAGCGTGGTGCCGAGGCGCAAGCCCTGCGCACCCAGGCCGAGAAAGACGGCATTGCCGCAGCCGAAGCCTTGCAAAAGGCCCAGGACAAGGGCCTGAGCAAGCAGCAACAGCTCAACAAGGCGCTGGAGGACTACCGTAAGCAGATGGCCGACCTGCGGGCCGTGAACCCCAACTCCGAGCGGCTCACGCCTGCGGCCGTGGCCCGTGGTGAGAAGGGCATCCGCGACCAGTTCAAGGAGACCGGCTCTGCTGGCACTGGCGAAAACGAAGTGGCGCAGATCCGCGCCCGCACCATTGAGCTGGAGCGCTACCTGGAGCTGCTGCGCACCCATGGCGCCGAAGCAGAAAAGATGACCGAGAGCGAAAAGCTGGTCATCAAGATCCAGGAAGAGCTGAAAACCTCCATCACCGGCACCGCCCGCGCCCAGAAAGAAAAGGCCCTGGCCGAGGCGCAAGGGCAGGTGGCTGTGGAGCGCCAGGTGGTTGCAGAGCAGGCGCGCATCAAGGCTCTGAAGGAATCCGAGGCAGCGCTCAATAGCCAGATTGACGCTGTGCGCAAACAGGCCAGCTCCACCCTGGAGCAGGCAGTGGCGCAAGAGTCCGTCAACGCCAACATGGGCAAGAGCAAGACGGCCGTCGAGCAGGCCACCCTGGCCCAGCTCAAGCTGCAGCAGGCCGAGGCCGATTCGTCCGACCGCTTTGCACCGGCCTACGTTGCCGCCCTGACAGCCAAAACGGAGGCGCAAGAGCGCTTCGTTAAGGCCCTGCAACAGGCTGAGTTCCTGCAGAAGTCCCAAAAGCTGGACGAAGCGGGCCGCGCTGCTGCAGAAGAGACCGCCACGCTGGAGCTGCAGATCTCCCTCATCGGCCGCTCGCAAGTCGAGCGGGACAAGATCATCGCGCAGCGCCAGGCCGAGGTGCGTCTGGCCAAGGAGCTGGCCGAGATCGAAAAAATCAACCTGGGCGAAGGCCCCGAGGCCGAAGCCAAGCGTGCCGAGCTGCGGGCCAAGGCCCAGGCCAATGCCGTGGTGGAGGCCAACAATGCCGCCAACAAGGCGGTGCTGGGTGAGTGGCAGCGCACTGCCGACAGCATCAATCAAAGCCTCACCGACGCATTGCTGCGCGGCTTTGAAAGCGGCAAGAGCTTTGCGCAGAACCTGCGCGACACGCTGGTCAACATGTTCAAGACCCTCGTGCTGCGGCCCATCATCAGCTTCATCATCAACCCCATCTCGGGGCTGATCAGCGGCGCGGTGAGCAGCGGCCTGTCTGCACTGGGCCTGGGCGGCAACCTGCTGGGCGGTGGTGGCTCCATCCTGGGGGCATTGGGCTCTGCAGGGTCGGCCGTTGCAGGCTGGATTGGCAGCGGCGTGGGCTCCATCTTTGGGGGGGCTGCTGGCAATGCTGCCATTGGGGGAGCGCTTGGCCTGGGCACTGGCAGTGCAGCGGCTGCGGCCTCGGGCGCCGCCTTGGCGGGTGGCGGATCTGCGGCGGGTGCCGGGCTGGGGGCCTTTCTGGGTGCCAATGCCATCCCCATCCTTGGGGGCGCCATTGCGGCCATCACCATGCTGGCCAATGCCACCAAGGGCGAGACCCGCTACGGCGGCCAGTTTGGCGTGGCGATCAATGGCGAGGTCACCAACAACCGGCGCGGCCAGACCTACACGTACCAGGGCCAGCAGTACGACCGCGACTTCTCGGGCGGGCGGCGCGATGCGCTGGTCAACGGCCAGGCCTACCGCCTGGAAGGCGACCCACTGAGCAACGAGCAGGCCATCCGCGATGCGGTGGCGGGTACGGCCTCGGGCATCAATGCCATGCTCAAGGCCCTGGGCAGCACGGCCACGCTCACGCAGTTCTCGGCCGGGCTGGAGACCTCCGGAAAGGGCCGTGGCGGTGTGTTCGCGGGCGGCAGGCTGTCCAACGGCGCATCGTTTGGCGAGAGTGGGGCAGGGGACAACTACGCGGGCACGCTGTACGAAAAGTTCAGCACCAACAGCCCGGACTTCAAGCAGGCGCTGGCTGACTTTGCGCTCGATCTCAAGCAGTCCACGATCCAGGCCTTGCAGTCTGTGGAGGACATCCCACAGTCGATCAAGGACAAGATCAAGGACGTGGACGCCGAGGCGCTGACCGACGAAGCGGCCAATGCTCTGCTGGTGGCCATCAATGAGCAGATCGTGGGCGTGGAGAACTTCCGCGCAGCGCTGAAGCTGATGGGCCTGGAAGAGTTCGCCGACATGGCGTTCGATGCTGCCTCGGCCATTGCCGAGGCATCGGGCGGGTTTGACAAGTTGCAAGCCAACCTGGCGAGCTACTACGAGAACTACTACACCGAGTCGGAGCGCACTGCCGCCAAAACGCGCCAGGTGCGTGATGCCCTGGCCGAGGTGGGCCTCGAAATGCCCCGGACCCGTGAGGAGTTCCGGGCCATGGTCGAAGCCGCCTTGGCGATGGGTGAGGCCGGTGCTGAGACCGTGGCAGTGCTGCTGGGTGTGGCTGGCGCATTTGCTGACATCACCCCCCAGGTGATGACATTGGCCGATGCGTTCGACATCTCTGCCGACAGCATCAAGGGTGTGCTGGACCGAGCCCTTGAGACAGCCAGCAGCGCGGAAGAGGCCCAGGCCAACGCCAAGCAAGGCTTTGAGGACATGATCTTCAGCAGCATCAATGATGCTATGACGTCAAGCCTCTCGGGCCTCATCATGGGTGCGATCCAGCCCATGGTGGACAGCATGATTGCTGCGGCGACGACATCGAGCGCAGCCATGACAGCGGGAGGGGCTACCGCCGGTGCGGCGGTAGCTGCGGGTGGCGTTACCGGTGGTAGCGCAGTCGCTGCTGGTGGCGCTGCTGGCGGCGGCGCCGTGGCTGCGGGCGGTGCTGCAGGTGGTAGCGCGGTGGCAGCGGGCGGTGCTGCTGCGGGGGCCATTGTGTCGTCGGTCATCGACCAGGCGCGGGCCAGCATTGCGGCCTGGACGACGATCCTGACTGACCCCGAAATCATCGGAATGATCGGCACCATCGGCGACCTGGTCGGCGGTGTGGCTGGTGTTGCGTATGAGGCTGGGGGCGCCTGGGGTGGTGGGGGCGGGGACTTTGTGAGCCCTGGCTCATTCTCGGGCCCAGCCTCTGCTGCTCAGGATCTGCAAAAGGCCCTGGAGTCCTTGGGCGAGAGCATCGAGAGCGAGGTCAAGCGCCTGCGTGGCCTGATGGTGGACGACTCCCCGCAAAACCGTGAGGTGCTGCTGGCTCAGTTCAGCATCGCCACCGCCCAGGCCCGGGCAGGCGACCAGGACGCCCTGGCCAAGCTGCCGGAGCTGAGCCGTGCTATCGAGTCGGCGTCCAAGCTCACGGCGGTCAACGCCGTGGACCTGGCCCGCACGCGCGGCTGGCTGGCAGGCAGCCTGGAGGAGACGCTCAAGCTGCTTGGCCTGGGCAGCACCACCACGGATGCCGTGCCGCAGATCCTGGCCATGCCATCGGGCAACAGCTCCGCCGCTGGCAACACGCCCACCATGGTCATGCCCGTCAGCAATGCCGGGCTGGCCGGGGGCGCTGATTCTCCGCTGCTGGTGGAAATCAAAGGCCTGCGCAAAGACCTTGCGGATTGGCGCAGTGATGGGGATCAGGACCAGGTGGCCACGCAGGGGCGCCTGCTGGACATCAATCGCACGCTGGGCCGCATCGAAACCTTGACGGCTATGGCTTCTTGAGGGAGCAAATCGAATGAGTCAGTTCTTGATCCTCAAAGCCCTTGAGGTGACCGACACCATGCTGTTCTCCAGCACAGTGGCCGAGACGGAATACTCCGCCTGGGCCGCTGGCACCACATACGCCGCTGGGGCGATGGTGCAGGTGCTGTCCACCCACAGCGTGTATGAGAGCCAGGTGGCTGGCAACGTGGGGGCGGACCCTACGACCAACCCCGACAAGTGGGTGCGTGTGCGGGCCACCAATCGGTGGCGCTGCTTTGACAAAAGCAACTCCAGCCGCACCACGCAGGCCTCTGGCATCAGCTACGTGTTTGCGCCCGGTGTTGCAGTGCCCATGGTGGCTGCGCTCAACCTGGTCAACTGCACGTCCATCCGCGTGCGGCTGATCGATCCGACCTACGGCACGGTGTATGACAAAACCTTGTACCCCGGCCCGTTGCCGATCCAGCCCGATCCCTGGGAATGGGCTTTTGGCGAGTGGTCCGGTGGGCAGTCGATCACGCTGTGGACCGACTTGCCCAGCTTCCGCAACGCCAAGCTGCATGTGGACCTGGTGGGCGGCCCGGCGCTTGCGTTGGGGCTGCTCATGTTTGGCGCGCCGCGCGCCTGGGGCGATGCGGGCGGTGTGGATGGCGGCGTGCGCGTCGGCCGCCAGATCTACAGCACCCGCGAGGCCAACAAGTACGGCGACCTCACTTTGGTCAAGCGCCCTTCGGCCAAGCGCTCCAGCTTCGAGCTGCGGTTGCGCAAGTCCGAGGTGGACCCGCTGCTCGACTTCCTGGATGAAATCGACGCCGACATCTGCCTGTACGTGGTCTCGCGCGACTACGAATCGCTGGTGATCGTCGGCATTTTTGAGAACGCGGACGTGGTGCTGGACCGGCCCACGTTCTCGGCCCTTTCCATTGAACTACTGGGGACTATCTGATGCCAGATCCAACCATCACCACGCTGCCCGCAGCGCCTGCGCCCACGGATGACCGGGCCACGTTTTCTGCGAAGTCGTTCAACTTCTTCGCGGCGCTGGCCACCTTCATCACGGAGGTCAACGCCATCGTTGTATGGATTGCCGCCCAGGTCACAGGCATCGCCAGCAACGCAGCCACAGCGTTGGCTGCGCGGCTTGATGCGATTGCCGCTGCCACAGCAGCGTCCATGCATGCCAACGCTACCAAGTGGGTCAGCGGTACGGCTTACGCGGACGGGCAGATCGTGTGGTCGCCCACCACTTACCTCACCTATCGGCGCATGGGCGCCGGGGCGGGGGCGACCGATCCCGCAGCCGACACTGTGAACTGGTTGCTTGTGGACCGATCCCCTGTAGGCGCGCTTTTGCCTGTATCTGCCAGTGTTACGGCAGTGCCCTTTGCAACGTATGCCATGCCGTCTGCCGGGGCGTACATCGTCACGTTGCCGCCGACACCAGCTCCAGGCGATTGGGTGGGATTTGTCCCGCCAGGCGCTGCTGTGACCGGCCAAAAAGTGGCGCGGAACGGCAAAAACATCATGGACAAAGCCGAAGACATGGACATCGACGTGGACACCTTGCCCTTCCGGCTTGTGTACCTCAACACCACACGCGGCTGGGTAATGACTGCCTAACCCGCAACAGAAAGGAAAAGAGCAATGAGCGCAGCATCTGACTTCATGGGCGGCGGCGGCAAGCTGTGGGTTTCCGGCGTCACTTACAAGCAGGGCCAGGTAGTGATGAGCCCGGCCGACAACTACCAGGCCTACGTGCGTGTGACCGCAGCTGGGTCTGGAGCCACAGACCCGTCATCAGACACCACCAACTACCGGCCATTTGGTGGCCGTGCGCTCAAGTCACTCCAGCGTGGCGTCATCACCATCGGTGCTAGCGCGACATCCGCCACGGCAACCATTTCTGCCGTCGTGACTGGTAAATCGAAGTTGACCTGGCTGGGTGGCCTCGGGATTGTCAACACCAGCGAAGCTGGTATCCCGCGTATCGACCTCACCAACAGCACAACGATCACCGCCACTACGCGCGGAGCCGCAGCCACTAACACGCAAGTTGGCTGGCAACTTGAGGAGTTCTACTGATGCCTTACTACATCGAGATCAACGAAGCCGGAATCGTCACGGCACACACCGAGACCTCGGGCGCCATCGAAGGCCCCGGCATTGTGGAGGTGCCCGACTTTGACCCGTCGCGCTTGGGCAAGCTGTACGACCCGCAGGCCAGCCAGGAGGCAGGTACGCCCCAGCTTGTGGACATGCCGCCCCCGCCCGAGCAGCGCCGCATCACCCTGGGCGCGCTGCAAAAGCGCATCGGCCCCATGCGCGTGTTTGCCATCGACACCAGCACGCACCCCGTGTGCGTTGCCCTGCGCAGCTACCTGAGCCGCCTCACGTTCATCGACCTGGACGACCCCGACCTGCCGCCCATGCTGGGCATGCTGGTGGCTGCAGAGCAGCCGGCAGCCAATCCGGTGTTTCCGGGCTCTGGCCCGGTGACGGAGGCAGACGTGGCCCAGATCATTGGCGCCCCGGTGGCGCCCGAAGAGCGACCATGAAGCGCATCCGCACCTTCCTGCAGAACCCGCCGCTGGCGGGTTTTTTTATGGCCGCTTGCCTGGCGCTGGCGGCGTGTGGCGGTGGTGGCTCTGGTGGGGCATCGCCTGAGCCCGTGACGGTGGATCTGTACGGCGACAGCATCCCCGCAGGCTACGGGGTGGCAGTCACGCCCCTGGAGCGCATCCGGGCGATGCGGCCGCAGTGGCAGGTGGTGGACCACGCAGCCAACGGCACCCGCCTCAAAGACCTGATGCCGGGCTTTGCCACCGCGCCGCGCACGGGCCGCTACGTGGTGCTGCAGCCGGGCTTTGTGGACGCCTACCGGGCCACCGAGGGCTACGAGCTGGATCTGCGCGCAGCCATCGACCAGGTGCAGCGCGAGGGCAGGGTGCCGGTGCTTACCGGCATCGTGGGCACACCCAGCCCGCCACCGCTGGCGGCTCAACACAACGCCATCACCCACGCCCTGGCCAGGGAGTACGGCCTGCAACACGCGGGGTGGGGCGAGGACTACCGCGACGGCGACACAACCGCCGATGGCATCCACCGCACGCAAGAGGCCAGCGACCGCCTGGCCGCGCTGCTGGTGGCGGCGATCGACCGGGCGGCAGAACAAAAACAACGATGAATGAGGGATGCCAATGCCTGAACCAACCACCACCGCCGCCGGTGTGCTCACAGTGGCCACCGCCACCGCCGCCAGCACCATGATCACCGCGTTTGGTGTGTCACTGGGCCTGCGTGTGGATGTGCTGATCGCTGGCTTTGCTGGTGCGCTGGTGGCCATCATCCTGCTCAACGCCGTGCCCGGCAGCAGCGACACCTGGCGCGAGCTGCTGCGCACCACCGTGCGCCGCATGTTCGTCGCTTTTGCCAGCAGCCTGACAGCGGGTTACCTGGCGCCGCTGACCTTGCTGGTCCACCAGCTGCAAGACCCGGCGCTGATGGGAGTCGCGTTTGCTGTGGGCGGTGGCGCGCAGCAGGTGCTGGTGTTCTTCATCAAGCGCTTTAGCGGGCAGGTGCAAACCGTGCCACAGGTGCCGGGGGGAGGGGCCACACCATGACCATCACCCTGTCTGCCGTCACCGCGCTGGGCCTGGTGCACTGGCTGTCGGGCGTCATCGTCCTAGCCGAAGCCCTGAACAAGCTGGAGCGCACTGCGCCCTGCAGGCGTGGCCTTGCGCCGCGCGAGCGCGCCACCGAATGGCTCAAGGCCATCGCCTGGGGCCTGCTGGCCACCGGCGGTGCCGGGGCCTTCATCACGCCACTTCTACCGCTGGAGACACCCACGCTGCAGGATGCCTGCGTACTGCTGGGCTTCGCGGTGCTCATCGTTCGTACACGCGTCAAAGAAGGGTAGCAACCCATGCAGCTCACACAACATTTCACCCTGGCCGAGCTGACGGCCAGCAGCAAGGCCCGCCAGCTCGGGCTGGACAACACGCCCCCGCCCGAGATCCTGCCGCGCCTGGTGCTCACGGCCGAGATGCTGGAGCGCATCCGCAGTACGCTGAATGCGCCCATCACCGTGACCAGCGGCTACCGTGGGCGCCAGCTCAACGCGGCCGTGGGCGGAGTTACCAGCAGCGACCACACCCAAGGCCACGCGGCCGACATCGTGGCGCCTGGCTACGGTACACCGTACCAGATCGCCCGCAGCCTGGCGCCGCTGGTGTCGGTGCTGGGCATCGGCCAGCTGATCCTGGAGGGCGTGAAGGGCAAGCAGTGGGTTCACGTCAGCACCCGAGTGCCCGACAAGGCCTCCAACCGCGTGATAACCATCACCGACCAGGGCGCCCAGCTGGGCATTCAGGAGTTGCCATGATTCCGCTGCCCACGATCACGCCCATGATGGTTGTGCTTGCGATCAGCCTTGCAGCCAACGCTGGCTTGGGCTGGGCCTACCTTGGCCAGCGCGACGAAACCACGGCCGCCGCTGGCCAGCGCGACCAGGCGCGCGCAGATGCCACTGCCTGCAGCGATGCGGCGCAGGATCTGCGCGAGCTGGCAGACAAGCGCAAGGCAGCAGCTGCACCAGCCCGCGCGGCCGCAGCGTCCACCGCGCAGGGCCTGCAGCAGCGCGCGGACTACACCCTGGGCCTGCAGCCCAAGGTGCCGGGCGATATGTGCGCCAGCATGCAGGCGCTGGGCGATGAATGGCTGCAGGGGAGGGCGGTGAAATGAGTGGAACATTTTGGAACGCGCTGGAACATCGGGCGGTGCGTTTTGTACCAACGCTGGCCGCAGCCTTGGTGGGCGCGGGTTGCGCTGGAACACCACAGTACACACGTGTGAACGTGCCCGTTCCAGTGGAGTGCAAGGAGGTGGTGCCCGACCGGCCCGCCATGCCCACCGAGTCGCTGGCCACCGGTGCAGCCCCGTGGGTGCTGCTGCGTGCCGCCCTGTCCGAGATCGACCGCCGCGAGGCCTACGAAATCAAGATGCGCGCCGCGTTGGCGGCGTGTACTGCGCCACTTGTGGCTGGGCCGTGACACAGCAGGGCTGCGTGTTACTTGACATCAGGTGCGCTCGCACTGTGCGCGCGCTTACCGCTATTCAAAGGCTGCGCGTGAAACATCACATATTTGATTTATCGCGGTTTGCTTCCTCAATGTACTTGCAGGTCGGAAATTTCTGGATCGTGATGAAGTGATTAAATTCTATTTGCCGATTCAATTATTCACTTATATGTCCAACGCAAATGGCATGCAATCCTGATGAGAGATGTCGCGGCTCTGTGTGCTTGCGATTCGCTGGGTAATCAGCGGGGGGCGAATTACTATCGAGTGTGCCGATTATTCAACATGTTCCTCAAGCATGAAATCCTCCCTGAGGATAAGTGTTGGTCCGGGCTGAAAGACTACGTACTCCACTCCGGGCATTTCCTTTATCTCTAGTGGTTTGATCAGGCCTAATGTGGAAAATTCAATTGCCTCCGTGTTTGTTTTAAGAATATCGAACGCAAATTTCACGTTGGTTGGGCGATCCTGAAATGCTGGGAATGCAGCTTTTACACAGAGTTTTCCAAAATTCATCAACTCATGTGAATTTTTTGTTGTAATCTCTTGTTGCGCCTGCTCACTTGATATTTCGCAAGTTGCAATAAATCCAGTGTCAATTTTGTACTGGGTGTTATGCATGTGCATCATTGTGCACAAACAAATTTTTGCACTCTGTCGTTGAATTGCATTCTCGTCAATAGTAAAGCCATTGATCTTAAGTACATTGATCAGATCTCTAATCAGAGTCTCTTCGGTTATTGCGGGGGCCACTACAATTCTGCCGAGAAGTAACTCCAAGAGTTCAATCTTTAATTTTGGCAAATTGATTGCAAATGGCTTTACGGAAGCAGTGCTTTTGTCAATTTTAAAGTTCTGTTCAATCCAGTCCCCAAATCGTTGATGATCAGTGTTGAATTTGCTTTTTAACGTATAGGCATCAATATTTTTTACCTGTGCTTTCAGAAGGCTCTTGATCCATGATGGGAATGGTTTGGAAATGTCGAGATTTTTTTTTGCGTATGTGTACTCTATATAAAATCGAAAAGAAAGAAATACATCCCTGATGTGAGAATTTGTTAGTCCGGAATCGCGACCTTCGTTGTGAGCAATGAGATCCGCCGCATCTCGAAATACGTGGTTCCCCCTTGAGAATGCTCGCAATTTCATGAATAAACTGTCAATTTCGAGGGGTGTGAATTTTCCGGCTTGAATGTTGTTTATTATTATCTGCGATTGAATTTTGTCTGCGTATTTCATTTGATGCTTTGTTTGGGCGGTGTGGGTGATCAGATGGGAATATTGATTGCTTTTGCGCTTTCGGCTTTGGGCGATACCATCGCTACTCGAATGAATCCTGTTGCGCAGTAGAGAAAGCGATTGCAGGTGTGATAGTAGAGACAGCCGTTTTTATAGTGGTCGAGGTATTCCATACTTGACACGGGTGATGGCATTGAAAACCCAGAGTTAGCAGACACCGGCTTCCTGCCGTCGCACTGAATGGGGGCCATGTTCGAAGCGTTAGCTGGAAAGATTCGCTGGATCAAACGCGAGGGGATGAATTCCCTCTGATGCCCCTTGATAAGCTCCAGCGAGATTGCATGGCTATAGACCGCGCGCCATTCCTTGGAGGTTGACCGCCAGCAGGTGAATTCTGATGGCAGTGCATGCGCGTGCGCATGCACAACAATGCGCCCACCCTGTCCCCGGCCGCTTATCGACTGATGCAACAATCGGCGCATTGCTTCTGGGAGGGTTTGTGTGGCAGATTTAGCAACAGCGATTCTTGGCGCCTCGGCGACGGTGGCAGCTGTGTACTTAACTCAATTCGTTGGAGATAGTTACAAGCGATTCCGTGATGGATCAGCGCTTGCTGCTGGCATTTTGGGAGAGCTTCGCACTTATGAGGCTAACAAGTCGGAGTTCGAGCAGGGTATTGCTGCGTGGATTCTGGCAATCGACAATGGGTCAAGGGACCAGCTAATTTTTAGGTTTGGTAAGTCTCCGGCCCCTGCGTACTTTGGTGTTGTGGTGGACAAGATCGGGCTTCTGGGGCATGAGTTGGTAGAAGATGTTGTCTATGTCTACGCCAAAGTGACGGCATTTGAAGGCGCTATAGAGATCATTTGTGAGCATCACAAAGAGATGAGCGATGCGGAGCTGCGCTTGCGGGCTGTGAATTTGGTGAAATTGATTGATGAGGCTTGGGATCGGGGCCGGGCATTGTTGCCACGTCTGGAGGCGCGCTGCAATGCATCGTTTGGACCGTTTGGCTTTTAAAACGGCGCTGGCGACTCCACTACCTCCACCGGCCCAATCCCTCGGTACAGCACCTCGCCCGTGTGCTTCACGGTCACCGTCCAGCGGTCGGGCTCTACCTGCTCAACCTTATAGGCTGCAGCCTCCAGCGGCAGCACCAACTCATCGGGCATGCCACCGTACCAGGTCGGCGTGCGCAGCAGGGTAGGGTAGAGGATAGGGCTGCTCATGGTGCTGGCTCCACTGATACGGGGCCACGCCCCCGGTAGACGACGCGGTGCGGGCTGGTGGCTGTCGAGGTCACAGTCCAGACGTCATCCAACTCGCTGATCTGGTACAGCGCTGCTTCATGGGGCAGGGGCACGAACTCAGCCTCCTGCGGCACGGTCTTCGGTCGATTCAGTCGGGATAGGCGCACGGGCCCATTCCCCACACTTCGGGACACAAGGTCGATGTTGGCCTGATCGATCTCGCAGGGTTGGTCCCGGATGAGGAACTCTTCCCTTGTGTTGTCCAGACGCACTGCCTCTGGGCTTTCCTTGCGGACCCGTTCCTCTGTCATCTTGATGCTCGACGTGACCATGCGGCCGCCCCACTTGTACCGCCATGAGTAGCGGATCTCGATTCTCATGATGTTCTCCAAACACTGTTAAAGCATACAGTGTTTTGCAAGCTGGGTGTACAGTGGTGGTATGTGCAACCGCTACACACCGCCAGCGATGGCTGAGATGGAACGCGAGTGGGCTATTGGCAGCCGCAATCCCGTCCGATGGTGGGACACAACACTATTCCTACGTGGTCAAGGCCCCTTCATTCGCAGGGGGAGGGATGACGTGGGCTACAGCCGCGAGTTGGTCGTGGGCCAGTGGGGTCTGATCCCGTGGTTCGCCAAAGAGGCGAAACTGGCGTACCAGACCAACAACGCCAGGTCGGAAGAGCTGGCAGCCAAGGCCAGCTTCAAGATGCCCTGGGCGCGTGGGCAGCGGTGCATCATCCCCGCAGACACGTTTGATGAGCCTTACTGGGGCCCCTACGACGCCCCGTTCAAGAAATGCGAGTGGTGGCGGTTCCGTCGCGCCGATGGCCACCCCTGGGGGCTGGCCGGACTTTGGAACACTTGGACCGACAAGGCCACAGGCGAGGTGCACGAGAGCTACACGATGCTGACCATCAATGCTGATGGCCACCCGCTCATGGGGCGCATGCACAAGAACGAACTGGACCCCAAGACCAAAAAGCCGCTGCCACTGGAAGACCAGGACAAACGCAGCGTGATCCCTATCGAGCTGGTGGACGTGGACATTTGGCTGACCGGTACTCAGCAAGAAGCGGCGGCGCTGATTCGGGTTCCGGCGGTTGAGCTGTTCAACGCTGCGCCAGCATGAAAAGCCACCGTAGGTGGCCGGTGGGGCTAACACAAAGTGCCGCAAAAGCAAGCCCGCACAGATCCGGGGCAGTTCCTGCGATGAGATTGAATTCTGAAATCCACGGTCGCTTCAGACCGAGGAGTTTAAGTAGCCATGCACCAAAAGTGGGCAACGATTGCTCACATCTTCGCCGCGACAACTCGTCAAGAATCTCACGCTCCGAGACATGTCCAAGGGAGATGTGTATGCCATTTGAGTACCTGCGGGAGATCGCTGAAGCCTCCTTACCACTTACCGTGGAGGATGAAGCAAGCATCGACAAGCTCCGCGTATTGCGGGCTGCAGAATTGGTAACCGTCCTGCTGCCGCACCCACACTCGGAAAGGCAATACGCACGCGTTTTGGCGATTACCTCCAGAGGTCGCCAAGTGCTTGCCACTCAGTGCGAGCCGCTAGGGTCCGATGGGACGTTCACGAGGGCCTCCTAG